GTAGTCACAATACAATATTACATGTGTCTCAAACAAACGGTACATATGGTTTCCAATTAGGGGGGTCAACAGTAGTTAATGGTGACGGATTATACTTTAGGAATTTTGCGGGTACTGACACAATAACGGGATCAACGTGGTATCACATCGCAACAAGAGATTGGGTTGGTGATCAAAATTACCTAACAGATTATAATGATGAATACACAACAGGAGCCACTTTTAATAATAGTGACGGTGTAATTACATTTACAAGAAATGATGGGGACACATTTACTGTTGATATTGATGGAAGATTCTTAACTAGTTATTCTGAGACAGACACCTTAGACAGTGTTGCGGATAGAGGATCAACAACTGATCAAACACTAACGATGGGAGGAATCGTTGTTACAGGAGCATCCGCAACCGCAACAAGTATTAAATTTAATGAGTCAGGTACGGATGTTTTAGGTATAAGATATAGTGGTAATGTTAGTGGTAACCCATTAGACATATATAATTTCCAAAGTAGTTCTCTCCTAATGAGAATAATGGAGACAGGTGTAACCACTTTTAGTAATTCAGTCACTGCATCTTCATTTATTAAAAATGGGGGTACATCATCAGAATTCTTAAAGGCGGATGGTAGTGTCGATTCAAATACGTATTTAACACAACACCCAGCAATTGCGTCACCGGCATCATCTAACAATAGTGGAAGAACATATATACAAGATATACTACTTGATGGTAATGGTCACGTAACCGGTTTAACAACTGCAAGTGAGACTGTAACAAATACAGACACGAATTATTATGTTGACGGTTTATCATTTGATACAGGTACTGGTGTGTTAACTGCGTCAGTAAATGGATCAACAAACCAAACTGTTGACCTCGATGGTAGATACTTAACGGGATATACTGAAACAGACACACTATCGGCCGTAACCTCAAGAGGTGCATCTACAAGTACAACACTAACTCTTAGTGGTGGTATTAACGGATTAGACAATAGTAATGGAATAACCGGTAACAATTTTAATATTAGTGGGGTTAATCAATTAACGATAAATGATCCGGGTGAAGGTATTGTATTCCAAGGAACGACCAATGTTAGTTTATACGTTATAGATGATACTGTGGATAACATAGTTAATTTTGGTTCCGCGGGAGAAATTAGAAGAAACGGTAATCATGTTTGGGATGCGAGTGACTTCACTTCAACCGATATTAGTAATTGGGATACTGCATATGGATGGGGTAATCATGCCGATGAAAATTATCTAACAGAACATCCTAATATAAATGGGGCTACCTCATCAAACAATAGTGGAAGAACTTACATTCAAGACATACTACTTGATGGTAATGGTCACATAACGGGATTAACCACTGCTACTGAGACGGTCACTGATAGTGGAAATGATAATGATATAGATTATATCAGTGGAGCAACATTCAATACGGGTACAGGTCTTATCACAGGTACTGGTACAGGTAACGCAGGATTTACTGTTGATATTGATGGTAGATTTGTAAAATTAGGTGGAGACACTATGACGGGTACTCTTGTTTTACCTACTTTACAAATTGGTAATGCAACTTTTAGTAGGAGTGGTGATCAAAATCACGTACATTTTGTTGGAACGGCATTAATACCAAACACATCAACCACATCCTCTAACTCAAATATGGGTACATCTACATATAGATGGAAAGGTGTTTATGGTGGTCTTGCTGATTTTAGTGGTATTGTAACTGCATCGGGTGGTAACTCAGGTAATTGGAATACAGCATATGGATGGGGTAATCATGCTGATGAAAACTATTTAACACAACACCCTAATATTACTGCGGCAAGTTCTTCTAACAATAGTGGAAGAACTTACATTCAAGATATACTTCTTGATGGTAATGGACACATAACAGGTATAACAACCGCAAGTGAGTCAGTAGTTAATACCGATGAATACACAACAGGTTCTACCTTTAATAGTGGTACAGGTATTTTAACTTTTACAAGAAATGATGGGGATACCTATACTGTGGATATGTCTTCGACTTTATCTGAAGTAACTGTAACAGGTGGTACATATGATAACTCAACCCAAACATTAACATTAACAAAATCAGATGGTGACACGGTAGATGTCACAGGTTTCGCGTTGGATACTGACGTAAACTACTATCTAACAGGTGCAACATTCAGTACCAGTAATGGTGTAATTACTTATAAAGTTAAGGGATCGTCCGATGTCACTGTAGATATAGATGGAAGATACTTACCACTTAGTGGTGGTACTATTTCAAGTAGTAACACATACAGTTTAAAGTTAGAAAACTCCTCCAATGGATTGGGTGCGGGAATTGAATTTAGTGACAATCCAAGTACTGGCACACAAAGAGGATATATAACACACTACCATGGAGATGGTTCATCTTATGGTTCTGGTGCATCTATAGTAATATCGACAAATCAACCCTCAATGACAATACTTGCCGACGGTAAGTTAATGTATAAAGAAGGTATATATTCTAAACCGGCAACGGGTACAGGTGCGGGAACAAGGAAAGATTCAAACTGGGATACCGCATATGGATGGGGTGATCACGCTGATGAAAATTACTTAACACAACACCCATCAATATCTGCGGCAACTTCTTCAGATAACACAGGTAGAACATATATTCAGGATATACTATTAGATAGTAATGGACACATCACAGGATTAACAACCGCAACTGAAACAGTTGTTAATACAAATGATAATGATATAGATTATATAAGTTCCGCAACATTCAATACGGGTACAGGTGTAGTAACAGGTACTGGTACGGGTAATGCAGGGTTCACCGTAGATATCGATGGTAGGTATTTACCATTGGCGGGTGGTACTATGACAGGTAATTTAGTAATGGCCGATGAAACTATTGACTTTGTTACAGGGGGAAGTGTTATTTTACCTCAGTTTAGAGGTAAAAGGGCTACCACAGATTTAAACGACAGAACATGGTCTACAGAAGGTGGTTGGGCATATACTACTTTTGATAGTCATAGTGTAGTTTCTAATACTCCAAGTACAGGATTACATAATGCAAATGGACTTTTAACTTTTAATACACATACTGGTGATTACATGGCACAGATTGCTATGACAACTAACACTCAAAAGTTATGGACAAGAGCTAGAAATGGTAGTGGTTGGCTGACATGGTATCAAATATTCACTTCAGCTGACTTTACCGCTGATAATGTTGCAAACGGTGTAACCGCTTACGGATGGGGAGACCATTCCACTGAAGGATACTTAACAGGTTACACAGAGACAGACCCTATATTCACAGCACACGCAGTTTATAATATTACATCTACTCAAATATCAAATTGGGATACTGCATATGGATGGGGTGATCACAGTACTGTAGGATACCTAACAGGATATACCGATACTAATGATATAGATTATATCAGTGGGGCAACATTCAATACGGGTACAGGTGTAGTAACAGGTACTGGTACGGGTAATGCAGGATTTACTGTTGATATTGATGGTAGATATCTATTAGATACAACAGACACGTTTACTGGATCACTTACAATAAATGGTGACATAAGAGGTAATGGTCAACAACTCATATTAAATGCGGGTGAATCTTACGCTTATGCCACAGGACAGACAAATGAATATGTTTACATCAATGCGGAACAAGGTCTTGAGGTTAATTCAGAAACAGGTAATTGGACAGGTGGATGGGCAGCAAGAAAAACCGCACTACTTAGAGGGGATTTACTTAGGTTAGATGGGGAAGACCTCACAAAAACAAACATACAAAACTTTAAAACAGCATACGGATGGGGAGACCATTCCACTGAAGGGTATATTACAGGATTTACAAATACCAATGAATTTACAACAGGAGCTACATTTAATAGTGGTAATGGTATAATAACCTTCACAAGAAATAATGGTGGAGGTACATATACTGTTGATATTGACGGTAGATATGCAGCAACAGCACACAATCATAATTTCTTAGCGGGATCCACCTCAAACACTGGTAGTGGTGGGATGCAAAATTGGAACTCTCAAGAGTCCACACTTGATTTAAATCCAACTACAGATTGGTACACCTCTTTAAGAATTGGACATGGTGACCCTGTAGCATATTACAGTAACACACTTGCGATGTCTATGACTGGTGGGGATACTGGTAGAATACACGTGAGAACCAACGGTAACGGTACTTATGGTACGTGGAAAAAGTATTGGCATGATGGTGATTTCACAACAACAAATATTTCTAATTGGAGCACCGCTTATGGATGGGGAGATCACTCTACTGAAGGGTATGTGAAAAATGATGAGTATACAACAGGAGCAACATTTAATGGTGGTAACGGTATTATTACGTTTACGAGAAATGATGGTGACCAATACACTGTAGATATTAGTTCCACACTAACAGATGTCACTGTAACAGGTGGTACATATAATGGTGGTAATCAAACATTAACACTAACAAAATCAGATGGTAACACAGTAGATGTTACGGGATTTGCAATTGACACTGTTAAACATACAACAGGTGCAACATTTAATACAAGTGATGGTATTGTTACTTTCACTAAAAACGATTTAACAACATATAGTGTAGATTTAGATGGTAGGTATTTAACACAACACCCAAATATAACTGCGGCCTCTTCCTCAAATAATAGTGGTAGAACATATATTCAAGATATACTTCTTGATGGTAATGGCCACATAACAGGTATAACTACGGCTACCGAAACTGTCACCAACACAAATGATATAGATTATATAAGTTCCGCAACATTCAATACGGGTACAGGTGTAGTAACAGGTACTGGTACGGGTAATGCAGGATTTACTGTTGATATTGATGGAAGATACTTACAACTTGGTGGTGGAACTATGAGTGGTGCCATTAGCATGAACGGTAGTGGTATTAATATGGTTAATGGTTCGATAAGTAAGTAACGTTAACCATATTACAATTGCAGACCCTGGACCGACAGAAGGTATTGAATGGTTAGGTGGTAATGGATTTAGAATTGTTGAATCACCAAACGATCTAACAACAAACAGTGGTGGTAATTTACAATTCGTTAAATCAAGTACAAGAATATTAACTTTAGGGTCAAACGGACAGTCGGAGTTTACCGATAAATTGACACTTACGTCTTCTACCTCAGGTTCAACAATATTCGATATCCAAGGTACAAGTGGTCAGTTATTCTCAATAACTGACGATCTAACGGGTGATTTATTTGCCGTCTCTGATTCATCAGGTGTTCCAATCTTTAATGTCAATGCAAGTGGTGCTATTACTATTGACCCACTTGGTTCATTATACGTTGGAAACAATAAAGTAATTAACGGTAACGGTAACATAGAGTTTGATGGTCCTGTAACCACATCCAACCAAGGTAGAGGTATCTATTGGACGAGTTATGATAAAGAAGGTACGACAGATTTCTCAGATACTGCACATATCTTACACACAACTAATAGTGGTGGACTATCAGGTTCTGTCATTGAGATTAAATCACATAACGATGCGACCGATGGTGTAAACTTTGTGGTTAACGGAAATAGTGCAGTTAGAATCAATGGTAACATTGTGGTTCACGCAGGTAACTACACATCATACCAACAACACCCAACGATTACCGCGGCAACTTCTTCAGATAACTCAGGTAGAACATATATACAAGACATCTTATTAGACGGTAATGGTCACGTTACGGGTGTTACAACAGCAACAGAGACAGTTACCGATAGCGGAAATGATAATGATATAGATTACATAAGTGGAGCCACGTTTGATGATACAACAGGTATAATTACAGGTACAGGAACAGGTAATGCCGGATTTACTGTTGATATTGATGGAAGATACTTAACCTCTGAAAGTTACACAGCACACGATAATATTACTGCGGCAAGTTCTTCTAACAATAGTGGAAGAACTTACATTCAAGATATACTACTTGATGGTAATGGACACGTAACGGGATTAACTACGGCTACAGAGACGGTCACTGATAGTGGNAATGATAACTACTATGTCGATGGATTAAGTTTCGATACAGGTAATGGTGTGTTAACTGCGTCAGTAAATGGAGCAACAAACCAAACAGTGGACTTAGATGGTAGATACCTCCTCTCAGCAGATATTGGATCTCAATCTGTGAGTTACGCAACAACAGCGGGATCGGCAGATCAGATTGACGGAGTGGCGTTTAGAAATACAAATTCGGGTGGTNCGATTGACGCTGACAACTTAAATTCTGCGGGTATCACATACTATACANGTGGTGTAACAAACTTCTCAGGAAATGCAACAGACGGAGCTCTTTACTCACAAGTGTATAGTTCATCATGGCAACATCAAATTGCGGGTGACTATAGAAGTGGTCGAATTGCGGTCAGAGGTAAAAATAATAATACTTGGCAATCTTGGAAAAAGATACCGGCGGTTAATGTCTCTACGTTCGTTAGTGTAGGTACGGTTACCTTTACCCATGGTTTAGGAACCGACAACGTGATTGTACAGGTATACGATAGTAATGGTGATTTATTTTTCCCTTCGGCAATAAGTTCTTTAAATGGGGTGGTTGTGGTTAAATTTGAAACAAGTAGGTCAGGAAGAGTAGTTGTAACAGGGTAAAAGAAAGATAAATGATTAGAGAAAACGTAATAGTTAGTGGTTCACTTGACGTGAGTGGACAATTCATCATACCAAGAGGTAGTAGAGGGGATAGACCCACTTCACCCGAAATAGGTTCTATGTACTTAGAAGAATCTACAAGTGGTAGTTTTGTTGTCACATACACTGGGTCATCTAATTATGATGATGGGTGGGAACCCGTAGGATCACAAGATACTGACAGAACAGGATTCAAATATAGACAAATTATTAATTACTCTTATTTGGCGGGTGGTTATAAGTCAGGGTCACCATGGAAGAACGTACATAAAACAATTAATGCTACAGATCAAACATCACATTTAGGTGAGTTATTGGACTATCCTGCAAATTACACCTCAGGGGCATGTAGTAAAACTAAATTATTTCTTTGGTCAACAAATACTGACGGTGCTCATAAAGGTGCCACCACAATACACTCAACTCATACATCTGGTGTTGATATGGTAAACGAGACCACATATGCACATCAATCTAAATGGGATTTATTAAATGCTAGAGATGATTGTGGAACCTTATTTAAAGAAACAGAATTTGCATATGTTTTTGGTGGGTCCGTAGCAACTGTAGAAAAATTTAACCTAACTAATGAGACAATGTATACCACTTATTATCCAGGTGGTTCACCTTATGTTACAACAACATCATCCATTACAAGTACATTAGGTTCTTCAGGATTTTCTGATGAAAACTATGGTTATGGGTATGGTTCCCAAAGTGGAAACAAATGTCACTTTGCGACTGATGTGTTCGAGACAAGAGCATCTTCATGGGCATCTAGTGGACAACAGAAAGGAATTAGTTCTAAGGTTGGTAAAGGTTATTGTGGAAATGAAGGTACATATAATGGAGGTTACAATTTGAGAAGGTGGGATGTTTTCACCGAAACTAATATCGGTAATGTCCCTAAACCACACGCAAATTGTGGAGAAGAGAATTTCACATTGGGGCAAGACCATCAATACATGTTAGCAACATACGATGGTACGGGTCAAACAAATACAAGTTGGAAATTCTCATATACGACAGATACAGGTACGGTAAATCCTGCAGGGTTATCACCAGGTGTTAACGCAGGTGCATCATCAGGACATTGTGGTTGGAGAAATTAACTATTTATAGATATGATATTTGAAAATTTAGAAATTAGTGGATCATTAAGAGGACAAGGACCTACAAGACCCCCTTCAGGTTTGAAGGCAAGTAGACCATCCTCACCAGAAAACGGGTCTCTATATTTGGAAATGACGACCTCAGGTAGTTTTGATAATAGTTTCTTGATGGTTTATACCGGTAATGGGAACGATGGTGGATGGGAAAGAATTGCAAATCAAAGTAATTTTGGTAAAACAAGTTTCAAGTATAATCAGATAATAAATTATTCATATTTGGCGGGTGGATATAAATCAAGTTCACCTTGGAAAAATGTACACAAAACAGTTAACTCAACTGATCAGACAACCCACTTAGGTGAGTTATTAGACTATCCTGCATCGTATACCTCAGGAGCATGTAGTAGAACTATTTTCTACGTATGGTCTGTTAATAGTGATGGTGCATGGAAGAGTGCGGGTAATATACATGGTACAACCACATCAGCAGTAAATATGATAACTGACACCAACTACGCACATACTGCGGCGATGGATACAACTATATCAAGAAGTGATTTAGGTACTATGTTTAAAGAAACTGAAATGGCATACCTTTTTAGTGGTGGTTCAGCAACCGTGGAGTTATTTAACTTAACCACGGAATCTTTACATACCGCATATACATTAACAACAATAAACGGTAGTGATGGTGGGTCGGCATTTTCTGATGAACACCATGGTTATGGTTGGACTTCAAGTGCTGGTGTTAAACTAAACTTTGCAACTGAGACATTTGCAACTTCAGATCGTTGGGGTAACCACTCACAACAGAAAGGAATTAGTTCTAAGGTTGGTAAGGGTTATGCGGGTAACGAAGGTTCATATTCTGGAGGTTACAATTTAAGAAGGTGGAGTAATCAAACAGACACGAACATCGGTAACGTCGTGAAACCTGACGGAAATTGTGGTGAAGAAAACTTTACGATGGGTCAGGACTGGCAATATATGTTAGGTAACTATAATGGTTTACAAAATAATAATGCGTGGAAATTCACGTACTCAACAGACACAGGTACCACAAGTGTCACAGGGTTAAATCCCGCGGTAAACCCGGGGACGTCTTCAGGACATTGTGGTTGGAGAGAATAATATAGGAAGAATATGATATACGAAAATATGTCCGTAAGTGGTTCACTAAAAGTGGACAGGGTAACTGCAAGACCACCAAAAGGTGTTAAGTCACAGAGACCCACGAACCCATTATCTGGTTCATTATTCTTGGAAGAATCGTCAGAACACACAAGTTATTTGATGGTTTATACGGGTGTATCTAATATAGATGAAGGTTGGGAAAGAATTTCAGCACAACAAAACGAAGGGACTAATTTTAAGTACAGACAAATAATAAACTATTCATATATGGCCGGTGGATATAAATCAAGTTCACCTTGGAAAAATGTGCACAAGGCAACCAACGCAACTGATCAGACAACCCATATTGGTGAACTATTAGATTATCCAGCAAATTACACATCTGGAGCGTGTAGTAAGTCAATATTTTATATGTGGTCTGTAAACACCGATAATGCACACAAAGGACCAACATCTCTACATAGTAACACAACTTCAGCGGTCAATATGATGACCGACACTAACTACGCCCACCAATCTAACCACGACTTACAATATAGTAGGTCCGATTGTGGAACTATGTGGAAAGAACATGAGTTTGCTTGGATTTTTGCGGGTAACAGAACTGAGGTGGATAAATTTAATTTAAGTAATGAAACTACAATAACAAACTATGGGGTAACCTCGATAAGTAGTAGTGGTGGTGCGAGTTCGTTTTGTAATGAAACTCATGGGTATGGGTGGAGTACAAGTAGTATAAAAATGGAGTTCTCTACGGAGACCATATCAAGTTCGTCAAGTTCATGGTCAGCACACGGACAACAAAAAGGTATTCCTTCTAAAGTTGGTAAAGGTTATGCCGGTAATGAAGGATCTTACCAAGGTGGTTACAATTTGAGAAGATGGGACACATCTACAGATACTAATATTGGTAATATTCCTAAGTTAAGGTCTAATTGTGGTGAAGAGAATTTTGCGATGGGACAGGATTGGCAATATATGTTAGGTTGTTATGGTAGTAGTCTTCAAAATAACGATAGTTGGAAGATGTATTATCAAACAGACACAGGTGTTTTAAATCCGGCGGGCCTTCCACCATCGGTGAACGCGGGTACGTCTTCAGGACATTGTGCTTGGAGAGAATAATACCATTTTACACTTTATTTAATACTTTTTTATACTTATATTATAGTAAAATTTTATTATATGCAAGACTTTAAATACGAAAGAGATGGTGTCAACTCTAAACTCATAGAAATAGCGGAACAGGTATCATTTGCACTACCGAGATATAAGGCAGAAACTTTTGTTGGGGGTGCACAAATTACCCCATACGCAAAATTGAAACAATGGTTACTAGAACTTAGAGGTCGTGAAGATGCGGTCGAACATTTAGAGTATACCGTACAAAAACAAGATTTAGAAATACAGATACAGGAGGAGAGTAAGGAATTTCTTACCGACCCAAAAAGAAAACAATTAGTTGATCTTAATATTGCGGATATGAAGATTGACCTTAGAAAGTTTAAAAGAAACTTGAAGGACGCATATATCGAGAGACAAGGGTTTATTGATCTAATAAAAGATTTCTTAGATACCGATGACGCCAAACTACCCGACGGATCCGATTTAATAGATGTTATAGGTAATAAAGATTTAGAAGATAAATTTGAACATGAGTATTGGACGGTCAGAATGGCAAAACAAGCCATGTTAGATATGATATCGTATGGTAGAGTAGGTACAGGTAACTTAGATTCTATTCTAATGATGTCGGCTGAACAACAGAAACAAGTTTTATCACTTGCTTCCTCTTACACAGTATTTATAGATAAGAACATTAATCAACTAATGTCTAACGCAACAACAAATAGTTTCTCCATTGAAGAATCATTGAGGAATCAACTTAAGTTGGGTGAGGCAGATAAACCTGATACTGAAAAACTTTTATAATGAGACATATTATTTTTAAAATGACCGGTGAGATCCCCGGATACATTAAAGTTATTGGATCCTACATGAATTATTACTACGGACGTATTGAAGACATATACGACGATATGAGATTAGATTTAGATAAGTTTAATGCATCTGTTATAAGTGAAGATGTGGGGAAAGGTTTTATTTTTGCAGACATATATAAAAGTTATGTGAGTATTAGAACAAACTCGTCGTTAATGGATGAGGTACCTGTTTTAGCTGAGTCTTCAGAAACCGAAGAAGAAAAAGTTAAATACACACTTACGGATGAGGATAAACAATTAGGTGTAGAATTCAATAAGGTGGTTCTTCTGAAGGTTATTGCGGATAGATTCTTTACGAGGTATAGAGACCTTATGGTTGATGTATCTGATCTAGAGAAAGATACGTGGGAGGAACAGAAGAGAGAGGCGTTCGCATATCAAGAGAACAGTAACTACCCAACACCTGTAATAGATATACTTTCAAACGGTAGGGGTATAGACAAACAAGTATTGGTAGATAAGATTATATCAAACGTTACGACATATAACACAAAATTAGCGACACTACTTCTTGAACAACAACTATTAGAAACAAAAGTTAAAGATTGTGAAACCTTAGCAGATTGTCACAGGGTAAGACATGAGAAATTTGGTGTAGGTATGAGTAGACAACAAAAGATTGATGAGGAAATTGAGACAACCCCACTGACACTGAAGATAGATTTCTAAAAATAACTAAATGAATTTAGCAATAAATGGTACATGTGCTAAAGGTTGTTCGTTCTGTTTTACAAAAGAAGATGCGAGACTAAAACATACTCTTGGTGAGATGTCGATAGAAAAGGTGGGTGAGTTACTTAACCACTTCGATGTTAAAGGATCGAGAGAAGAGGTTACTATTTTAGGTGGTGAACCGACACAACATTCAAACTTTATAGGACTAATGGACTATATAATCTCAAGGGGTTATAAAGTAAATTTAGTAAGTAACTTACTATTTGGTAAAAGAACGTTAGATTACATAGTCACCAACATAAGACACATTAAGTGGGTTCTACCTAATGGTGCAGAATTAGATGAAAAGAATAGATTAAATCTATTCAAAAAGAATTACCTATCACTATACACAGCGTACGCTAATACATGGGGTTTTGAAGAAAACTCAAGATTGTTCATCGCACTAACATTATCATCGGATTGGAAGGAAAGAAAAATGTACGATTACATAAAGTGGTTGTACCATGCATTAGATGGTAAACTAAATGCAATAAGGTTAGGTTTAGATCTGACAGGTACCTATCTAATTAATAATAAGGAGATGGGTGAAGAGGTTACCAAAATACTTAAATTTGGGATGTACAACAATATAAGAGTTACATCTGATTGTCAAGTACCACCATGTTTATGGGAAGGGAAAACAAAAGAATCAATTATACAAAACTCATTTGACTTCGCAACCTTTAAAGTAAAAGGGTATGATAAGATATGTGGGTTTATGCCGTTAGATATTTTTCCTGACGGTTCATCTATTCATTGTTATCCTTTACAAGATAAAGTTAAGATAGATAATGTATTGAAAATTTCAGGAGAAAATAATATATTAACTCTAAGAGATGAGTTCGATGACCTTTATAGGGAGAATCATAAAAATTATAAAATACCACAAGACTGTTTAGATTGTGTTTTTTACAAGACAGAATGTAATGGAATATGTGGGGGATGTTTAGAGAATGAGTAAGATCTTTTCAATACCGTTAAACCCGATGTTAAGTGAACAAGCATTCACACATGTGTTCTATCCTTTTTTAAAGGAACATAAGGATTGGATTTATGATATATATTTTACGTGTAGGATACCACCATTTACCCAAGATGCAATGGGATCAATCATAAATGATAATGATAGAAACTCTGTTTTTGAAAATGCAATGATGATACAAGAATCGTTGGGGATAAAAGTAAGTGCAACTTTTAATAATTTCAATGTATCACCAAAGTACGAAAACTATAAACTATTTATTGATAATTTAAAACCCCTTTATGAGAAAGGATTAAGGTCTATGACAATCCCTCATGGTCATTGGGTGGCTATGGGTTTAAAGGATCATTTTCCTGAGATGCACATTAAAAATACTATACTCAGAAAGGTTAACACCGCACAAGATTTTTGGTATTCCGCTGAACAAGGTTTCGATTACATTAATGTAGATAGAATATTGATGAGGGATATGGAAGAATTAAAAAACATTAGAAGAGCACAACTAATGTTTCAACAAAAACACGGTAGGTATATTGAAATTGCATTACTAACTAATGAGGGTTGTTTGGGTAGGTGTCCTGTTATGGATGAACACTATTCATACAATAACCTTAGAAAACCAAACGAATTACCATACTTCCATCATGAAATATCTAAAGTTACGTGTGAACACAAATGGGAAGACGAGGTTGATGCGTTCTTTTTTAAAACCGCAACAATTCCACCATTCAAAGAAGAGTTTAACGAATACCTGAATCACGTCGATGTATTTAAAATGCACGGTAGAGATAGTTTTGATAGACTTAACGAAACTATGGAGATTGTTGAGTCGTATTCTAAAGGTAAGGAAGTATTATCCTCATCTTCTAAAACATATTTAGATGGGGTACCACACGAAGAGTTGAGAGGGTGGCGAAAAAAAATACAGAAGTGTAAATTTCAGTGTTGGGATTGTAACTACTGTGATATAGTTTCGGAACACAAAAAAAGAAAAGTTAATGGATCTAATTAAACATATTGATGAATCAATTAGGTGGGGTGAAAGGGAAGTGTCCAAACTTAATCAGGATGTACTAAACATTCACGGAATAACCAGTAACAAAGTAAGGTCATTACTTAACAACATATGTTCAATAGGGGGGACTTACCTTGAGATTGGGGTTTTCAGGGGTGCAACATTCTGTTCCGCCATTTACAATAATGATAAATTACATGGTATAGGTATTGATAATTTTGCATCACCTAACCTAATGCCGATGGGTGTTAGTCAAAAATTAGCATCGTACTTAAAACAAGGGTTAGATGTAACCCCACAGGAAAACTTCTTAGATAATGTTAAACAGTTTGGGGACCCTGATAGGTTAGACATATACAAAACAGACTACACAACCTTTGATTATTCTCAACTACCTAAATTAGATATTGTTTTTTATGATGGGGATACTAAATTTCATGATCAGTACGTCACACTTAAAAAAATAATTACTCAATTCTCAGACAAGACAATACTGATAATGGATGATTGGAATTGGGATAGTGGTGCACTCTATAGAATCATAGACGAGGAAAAACTGTTCGTATCACACCAAAAAGAAATCTTTACCAAGGGTGAAGATATGGAAGACTTTTGGAATGGAATTGGTATATTTCTTATAGAAAAGTAGTTGACTTTTAATCGTATTTTATGTAAGTTGTCATTAAATACGTTAAAAAATGAACAGGACATTATTATTACTATTAATTACATTATCTACTAATCAGGTCTTCGCACAATATACAGGACGTGCATTAAACAATGGACAAGTGGATAGTACTAAAGTAAAATCACTTGAAGAGGTAGTTGTGACTGCCAGAAAATACTCACAGTTTGAGTTGGTGGGTGAGAATAAACAACCAGCGTGGACCCTCGTTAGAAAATTTCCAGCAACAAGAACTTACATTATGGTACCTAAAGGTACTGTTATGTATGAAAAATGGTTCGATATGAGAACTCCGAGAGGTGGAGACCCTACAGAAGTAAGGATGAGAGATGAATTTGCATTCGGTCTTGCTGACAGATTAGAACTTGATCTATATCTTCATACTGTCTACAAATCTGACGGATATGAATCCTCCTTTGGTTTTAGGGGTTTCTCTTGGGAAATAAGATATGCATTGGCCGAGTGGGGTAAGATATGGGGTAACCCGACCCTTTACTTTGAACATAAATTATTGGATGGAAAATATCAAGGTATTGAACCAAAAATACTTTTAGGGGATAGGATCGGTAAGAAAGGAATATGGGGTGTCAATCTCATCTATGAAGCATATACCGCACCCTCACGGATAGAACAAAAAAGACAATATGCATATACGGCGTCCTACGGTCAAATCATTAATGACGATTTAACAATTGGTGTTTCTAACATGTTTAGACACAATGATTCAGACGGATCTAATGAATGGTATGTCGGACCCGCACTACAATATAGGTTTAACGGTAATTCATATCTTAATTTTGAAATATTACCAGGGTTGAATCAAGACGCTAAGAAATTTAGAAACACTATTATATTTGGATGGAGGTTTTAATTAACAACCAACACTTTCTTTTATATCTATCATTTATAATGGTAATCACTGGTATCCTAAAAGAAAAGGGGTATCTGTTGGACGTATTTAGTTTAATACTTAGAACCGTAAAATATAAAAAGTTAGTTTTATTTATAATATCTTTATTTGGTGGAGTATTACCCATACCCGGTAGAGTTGCAGTTTCTGCAGGTATACTTGATACCATTGCACCTAAAGATAAACGAGGGAGAGAAAATTATGGGATAATTGACTACCTATCAACACACCATTATTATATATGGTCACCATTAGAAAAGACAGTTATAATACCTATGGCAATTTTAGGTGTTACGTACGGTGAATTAATAGGTATGGTTTATCCGTTACTTATAATATCTATACTTGTAATAGGTACATACATTTACAAATTTCAAGATGGGGACATCGAAATACCGAAACATCACCAGGTTAATTATAAGAACATATATTCTATATTCCTACCCTTCATACTAACATTAGTATTGGCGGGTTTAACGGACCGTTATTTACCCTTATTTTGTGGATTTACTCTATACTTGGTGAGTTATTCTAATTCATGGGGTAAATTATTGAAACACATTAAATGGAGATTGGTTTTAAGTGTCGGTATCGTAATTATTGTTTCTAATTTAATTTCATTATATGGTGATGACATAAAAACTAATTTAGAGGGATTTACGTCCGAATATAATATACTTTTAGTCGGTACATTATGTTTTATGAGTTCGTTCCTCTTAGGATCATCAGGAAAATACGCGGGAATAGTCTCGTTAGTCACTTCTATTATGGGGATACAGTATTTTCTATTCTTATTTACTATGTGTTACTCAGGATACTTGTTATCACCAACACATAAATGTATTTACATTGGACAACAGTATTTCGGAACACCAATTAAAAAATACTTACTATCCATTTCTGTTTGGGTAATAATTATGATAGTCTATAGTTATTTAGACTTGACTTTTACAATTAAATAAATTATATTTCTAAAAAATAACATTATGTCAACAAAGTTAACAATCGATCAAATCCTACAATTAGACGCGGAAATAAATGGGTATACTAATCCACAAAATGGTGAGGTAATTTATGAAGGGTTCGCATCACAACCATTATCAATTCTATTGAAATATGAACTTAGAGAACTCTCTGAGAAACTAAAAGACGAAAGAGGTAAAGTTGATGAATTAAGAAACGAACTAATTGAAAAATTTGGTGAGAAAACTGAAGAAGGTGGTATACAAATAACACCAACAATCGAACAAAAAAAGGGAAAGAAAACTGAAACGATTAAAAATCCAAAGTACGTAGAATTCTTAAGCGAATATAACAAATTACTTACAAAAGAAATTGAGTTGGATCATCCAGTAATCACTAAGGAAGACCTTAAAGATGCTGGTAAAACAAAAGACCAATACAACATCTTATTTAATTTAGTAGAGTAATCTAAACCTTCTTTTTAATTATGATTTTCAAATTTCCGATTTGATATTCCCCTACATCGTAGTGTGGAATTGATAATCGGATTTTGTTTATTACATGAAGATCTTCTTCGTTCATTGTTTCGGTCTCAATAATCATTACATCCACAATATCACATAATAAAAATTTAGATCTTAAATCATAGTTGGTGTTGGGTTGTTCATTATTAATGTACGTAACAGGTATTGTACCACCTAAATACAATTTATCAAAATAAGGTTCTAACTTATATAAGTTTTTATCGCTCCTTAACTCAATACCCATATTAAATGTGGGGTAATTAAAAATTTCATCTTCCCAATAATATAGATCATTAAATGTTGGTATGGTTATCCCCCACTTACGTACAAAGTTACGTATGTTTCTATGTTCACTAATCTTACTTTCTTCGGATCTTAATACCCTACTAGTTTTAGAAACAAAATGATACACAACAGCACACTCAGTTGTTTTCAGTAAGTAACCCTTTAATTTGGCCCTAATAATAAAATCATCATCTTCACAGAAAAAAGGGTCAAAAGTAAAACCATCAAACAAACCAATATCAATAAATGTTTTCTTATAACCCGACATAAAAAACGTACCACCATTAACTAAATCCTTTCTTCCCTTAACTCTATCAACATATTGATCAAACAAGGGGTAATTAAAATCACTAAATCCCCTACCTAATTCCAATATGACTTTACCAGGTCTCTTATGACCTTTAAAAATCGGGGGTTCAATAGTGGTATATGTGATAAGAGACTTTTCATCAATTAGTTCTGATAAATTCTCTAAAAAATTCTTACCGATTACCATATCATTATGGATCAAAACCAATTTATCTGTATCAACCAACTTTATGGCCGAATTATAATTGTCTGAGAACGTTAATTGGTCATCATCATGTATATAGGATAGATTATCGTCATCCAAAGACTGTAACCAATCTAATGTACCATCTGTAGAACCACCACTACTAATAACCATAGGTGCATCTGGATATATATCCCTTACCCTATTGTATGTGTTCTTAGTATAGTCTAAGTTATTAAAAACAGCAAGTACTAAAGAAATGTCCATTATTTATTAGTGTTATCGAATATTGAAATGAATAATCTTTCAAAGATCCACGGACCTAATACTTTATTGACACATAGATCGTTGGCCTTTTTGTAAAACTCCACACTTCTCATTCTGATTGTATCTCTACTAACCGCAAATATTGCACCAGCAGTAAATGGATATAGTTCAAGGGGTGGGTTTTTAAACAGTTCTATCCAAACCCCATTTATGTCCATACCTCCGTGATGTGGAGTCCCATCTGGTTTTGAATATAAAACTCTTTTAAAGGTTCCGTCACTAAAAAATTGTGATTGATTAGGTTTTTCAAAAACTATTGATTTAGTTGTATGTGGGAATTCTCCCAAAACCTCTTTGTAATTTCTAACGTGATCAAATGGGTGTCCTTGAGTAAATAAAACCCAATCACCTAAATTATCGTAATTCTCTATTATGTGGGTTAGGTACGTGTTACCTTCTCGACCAACATTAGGTAGATTAATTGAACCTTCGATAGGTTCACCTTTATTATAAAGAAAAATCCTGTAGTCGGAAAACTCTGTTAACCAAGATACATCTTCTCTATATCTACTTACAACTAAATCACCTTTGTAGTTCATCATAAAAGTTATTTTGTTTTTCTTGTTTTTCTATATCTTTATGATGTGTTAATGAAAATGTTTCATCTTCAGGTAAGTTGGTATATGTGTTATAATTTACCAACCTCTCATGTACCTTACCATACCACCTTATCCTACTTTCTTTTTTCCATATTCTTGTCTGAGTATCGGGAAAATTAATCCACCCTTTTGAGTTTACATTCCACCCCCACTTTTTAATGTGTTCGTCAGTTAAACCCTCAACAGTGTTTACCCTTGAAATTAAGAATACTTCGTTTTTAGGGTTCGCTTCAAGTATGGTTGGTAGATAATTAATCAAATTTATATGAGGCATTTCATCCGCATCGATTTGAAAAATGTAATCACCATTACAGTAATCTGAAAGTTTATTCTTCCACTCACCAAAATGACCATCAAAGAAACCTCTCCACATTTGAAAGTTAGGTAATTTATTATGTTTAATTAACCATTCAGCAATTTCTTCGGAACCATTTTTTTGATCGTACAAAACGACTATTTCGTCCTTAGGTCTTTTGGTTCTAAGTAGAAATTCAACAAGACGTTTTATTTCCACAAACTCATTACAGACAGTTATTGCATAACTAATTTTCATTTATAAGGTTTTTATATATTCTTCTAACCTATCTTTAGGTGACCACCCTAACTTATCTAAAGTATCATCATTCTCTCTTTTGGTGGATCTGTAATTACCTGGTTGGTCGGGAATATTAATTTTTGGATGATCACCGAACCTTTCGGTAAACATATTATAAACCTGATTTATTGAGTAGTTCATACCTGTCCCTAATTCCCATGCATCTTCATGTTTTTCATTTCCTACACCCACTTTATAAAGTGCATCGACGATATCAATAACATGTGTGAAATCTCTTCTTTGTTCTCCATCACCAACTATCGTAATAGGTTCTCCATTAGATACTTGATGTCTCCATATACCTATCACTGCAGCCCACGTACCATCTACCAATTCGTTTGGACCATATACGTTATAAAATCTACAGATCTCAAAATCACAACCATAAGCAGTACGATACATTTTGAATATGTCTTCACCTGTTCTTTTATAAGTTGCGTATGGGGAGGTTTGAGGGTTACACCATCTTGAAGATGAACCTGCGTAAACAACCTTAACATTATTATCTTTGGCCCAATCAGCTACTGACTGACAACCACCCGCATTAACTCTAAATGTTTCTGTAGGATCATCGAATGACGGTTGTATCCTTGACAATGCGGCTAAATGATAACATAAATCAAAATCACCACTTACCGAACCTATTTCTTCAATATCATTATAATGGTAAGTACAACCATCTATTTCATATTCCTTTAATCCTGTTGATAAATCATCTATTGATGAAACACTATGTCCTTCACCTAATAACCTACCTATTAGGTTAGAACCGATAAAACCATTCCCCCCTGTTACTAAAATTTTCATACTATTGTTCTATTTTTTTTAATTCTGGTAAAACCAATTTAGTCTTCGTTGGTTTGACCGGTTTTATTATTACTGATTTTAAAATGTCTTTAAATTTAATTGTTGTTGATTCTAAAGAGAAGTTTAGTTCATTGTCTTCTCTAAGGGTCTCTGATTTTTCTAAGAACCCTTCATACTTTTCTTTCACTATTTTAAACACTTCAACAACTTCACCGTAGTTACACGTAAACCATTTAGATTCTTTAAGTATAAAATCATCAGAAGCGCTCTCATGTACGTTGGTTAATTTACCACCTAACATTATTGCCTTATCCATAGGTAAGAAGTCTTTATGACCCGACCAGTTGGATGCAATTATTGGTTTACCCGTCATAGAAAATTCTAATAAAGGTCTACCAAATCCTTCACCTTTAGTTAAAGTTACCATGGACTTTACTTTTGGGTGGTTATATAGGTCATTCATCTCATCATCGGTAAGTTGCCCAAATAACAAATAAATGTTAGGTGGGTTACTATAAGACGATGTAATCCTCTGTATCTTCTTTCTCATCACTTCCCTTTGTTTAATTGAGAAGTTAGCACTAGACGTCTTTAAAATAAGTCCAGGGGAATCATCCACATCATTAAATGAATCACAGAAACATTTAATTAACATACCCACATCTTTCCTATCTTGACCAATATCACCTTTTAACCAATGACCCACAAATAAGTAATTAAAATCACTCTCTAAATCTAAATCTAATTCAGAATCTTTTCGATAATATATTGAGGTGTCAACACCTTCATGAAGAACTTCCAAGTCTACATTTATCCTGTGTTGGGAAATTAATTTACCCGTTACTTTGTCGGTTTCATTATAGACAGTTTGCAATAATACATCTCTTGAAAAGGTGGATGTGGTTATAACCTTATCCATTCTATTTATACCATCTATCCATTCCTTAGGTGCCGCTGTGGTTTCTATTCCCGCAGTTATACCTATATTATATTTACCCTTTCTTTGAAACTCATTAGGTACTGTAACTTGAATATAGATGTCGGGTGTAAAATCTAAACTATCTACAATATTCTCCTCTATCCACGAATGAAACAAATTAACTTCAGGTTCTAAAGCGGTCATCGGAGTTTTACCCCAATTACAACTGTCAATATATATGTCAAATATATCCATATCATATAAGGATTTTAACAAATCTCTTGAATGAGAACCATAACCACTTAGGGTTTTAATTGGTCCTCTAAATAATAGTTTCTGTTTAATCATATTATATTAAATCTAATCTAATGGAAAATACTTATCCAATGTTGATAATTTGTCATCGGCATCAACCAACATAGATAATGCCTCCTCCGCGTTTTTATAAAAATCACCTGTTGAGTGATCTCCAATCCCTGACCCTTTATTTCCTAAAAGATCTAATGTTAATAGTGCTTTTGATTTATCCGCTAATGCACTTGATCTTAACATTTCTACTAATTTTTCATTCATACTATAGTTTTTAATAATTTAATCATGTTATTTTAAATAATTCAAATCGTTTCTTAGGTGTGAACTTTGATAATGATCTTTCCATACCTCCAATTAATGACTTACACATAGTTTTAGTTGAAAAGTTTTTCATCATGTATTTCCTACCTATAAGACCTCGTCTTTTTCTTTCCACCCTACCTAAATCGTACATCTCTTTTATTGATGAAACAACATCATAATGGTTTATTCTATCGTCAAAAATATAAGGGGTATTGATTGACCCATTTAATGTTGTAGATGCTGGCCACACAGGGACCACCCACTCACCATGAGTGACTTTATCTTCCCACTTCTTAGGGTCATGAAGAGTACCTATCTCTATGTAGTCATCTGCGGATATAACCTTACCATCCAACTTAAAACCACATTGGTCTTGTAATCCACCAGTTACATTTACTATTATGGGTGTTCCAGACATAACAGACTCTGCAGTCGTTAAACCAAAACCTTCATTGTTTGCTATGTTGATAGTACAATCAACTGTGTTATAGATTCTATTTAGTTTATCTTGGTCGAACTTATCATTAGTAAATTTTACATCGTACTTAGGACATAATTCATTTACAACGGCAACCAAATCAGTACCATTTTTATCTATCGATCTTGTGTGCATTAGAAGTAAACATTTACTGGACTCTTCTTCGGTTAATGTGTCACAAAATATTTTATATGAGTATATGACATCGGAGGGTTGTTTACGTTTAATGTTTCTATTATTAAAGAATAATATGAAATCGTATTCTTTATCACCATGGATAAACTTCTTCATTTCATCATCAACCTCAACAGGTTTAAATGTTTCTGGGTTAATACCATGAGGAACATAACTTACTTGCCACTTTTTTAGTGGTTTATGTGTGGTCTCCCTATTTGACATTCCAACTCTATTAACAATTCCGTAGGTTTGTTTAGATATACAACCTAACCAATCACAAGACTCATAATAATCCCTATTATAATATGGATCTGGTAAGTCGTCCCATATATGATAAAAGAAAATTGGAATCTGTTGTCTTATCTCATGTTCGGAATCATATAACCATTGCCAATAATGTGGGTCAGTGAAATGTAAGATTGCGTCTGGTTGTTCTATTGAGATTAATTCCCTCAACCTTTCAATATTACCATAACCGTTAGATGGGTAAATTTTTACACTAGCGTCTTTAACTCCTGTCTTATTACGTACATCATTATTAAGGTCCACTATTTTACCGAATTCTGGATGTTTTATTGCCGCACCTAACTGAACCCAATCAAACTTATCTACACTACCGATAACCATTTCCTTCGACATGGTTGCCACACCTGAAGTCATTCTCATGTCGTCAGATAAAAGTAATATCTTTTTCTTACCCATAGTTAAAATCTTGAACCACTAACGGCTAAAACATTATGACTATCAATAAGACTTCTAAATTCTTCATTAGTATTATATAAATCTAAAGAACGATTTACTAATTTTTGAAAGTTAAGTCCATCAGTCTCTATCGTCTTGATCCTGAATTGTTTGTAAGTGTTTTCTATAACGTTAACTGTTGTTAACTTTGTCTTTGCTTTACTCATACTTGTATATATTTCTATATATATAGTTTATATCAAAAAAATACCACTGCAGAATAATACTGTGGTATTAATTAGATTCATAAATCCACGGACGTGGACTACGAACTTTTCTTAGCCTCTTCTACCTTTACTATTACAGGGCTACTTTGATCCTGTTGAGTATTATTAGTTGTTTGACTGTTTGTCTGCTGTGTCTTCTTTTTTTTACATCCACATCCCATAATATAAAGTGTTTTTATAATAATTATTTGGTTTTATTAAAAAGTAACCATACTTCTATACAGTATAAATATTTCCATGAGAATAATCAATAGTTAATATATATAAAAGTTTTATTTTATTTTAGTATGGGGGGTTTCTTTTCCCATTTATTTTCCGTATATTTTATTATAATCAAACCCAAAACAGAATGGAAGAAGGAATAAATACAAGTATGAGTAAAGATTTTAAAATGGTTAAGAGTGTCTACAACTCAAATTTTGAAACCATAACTAATATAATGCACCTCTACGGTATTGAGAAGTTTGATTTGGATTGTACATATTCTAAGGGTAATTTTTGGAAAGGATTACCCGACCCAACACATAAGACAGATCTAATTCCACATTACGAAAATGTAATTCAATCTGATTCTGAGAATCTTCCGTTTGAAAATGAATCTATGGGTGCTATTATGTACGACCCACCATTTATTATAGTCGGGAGTGGTAAGGGTTACAAAAAAAATGGACCCAATAGTTCTATCATTGCAAAACGATTTGAGGGTTATGGCACCTATAACGACCTGAAAGAGAATTACTACAACACACTTAAAGAGTTATACAGACTTACAAAGAAAGATGGTTTTGTGGTAATGAAATGTCAAGATACCGTTTCTGGTGGAAAACAACATTTTAGTCATGTTATGGTAATGAATATGGCGTACTCATTAGGTTTCTATCCAAGAGATATGTTTATATTAACTTCCAATGTAAGAGTAAATGCATTTAATGGAACTAAGTGGAAAAAACAACATCATGCCAGAAAGTATCACTCGTATTTTTGGGTATTTGAAAAACGTAAACCAAAAGTCCCATACGACTTTAACCCAATGGTTCAAACTGAAGGTTAACCTTATCCCCCACTTTAAAATTATCCTTGCATGTACCTGAGGGGAATTCGATAACATGGTCACCAATTCCCGAATATCTTTGTTCACAATCAATATCACATGGTTGGCAATCGTGGTGAATACCACTGATTCTCTTGTTATTTACAAACATTATATCTAATGGTATGAGACATCTTCTCATCCAAAAACGATGGTGTCCTTTACCCATGTTAAAAACCATACAACCGTTTAGTTCTTTACGACCCATCATGCCCTGTTTTATTTGTTCAGGTGTTGTCATGTATTCTGCGTCAAATACTTGACCATTAATTATTACTGCCATATCTATAATTAGTTGATATTTAAATTTAAATTACGTATATTTTGAACATGACAAAGTACAACGACTTAATTCTCGGAATAGTATGTTTTATAATTGGACATATTATGGTATTCTACCAATTAAACGGTCAGTTCATTTGGAAGAGTTTCAAAGAGAATGAGGTGGTTGTTGCCGCAACAGGTATAATTATATCTTTTTTCTTTATATGGGGTACTAAGTACACTGTGGACGCGATGGATGGATTACTATGGCCTGCTAGATTTATTGGTTTCAGTATTGGTATGTTACAATATGCAATATTTGTAAACATCTATTTTAAAGAAGGTATAGATTTAAAAACGATCATTAGTTTAGGACTATGTTTTGTCCTAATTTCAATTCAAGTGCTGTGGAAATGAAATGGTAGATGTGAATAAAATAGTACAATATAGAATGGTCGATGGGGACCTAACGCCACGTAACACCCCATCACATTATTCTCTTCAATACGTTGATATAAGTAATTACAAAACGTTTATTGATGACATCACTAAAGTATCTAACTTAATTATAAAACAAATACCTGATTGGGGTGATGCCCCTACAGTAGAAACGGTCATTAAAAGGTTTCGATCAAAATCGTACACTTATTTATTTTATTATAAAGATAAGTGTATTGGGTGGAATTGGGGTAACCCTAATTTTACATACAATTGGATTGATGTTGATCAAGAATTAAAAGATAATGAAACTTACTTAGGTGGGTGTTTTGTCAGTTTGGATAAGAAAGACAGACCTAATAACGCGGGTTATATAATGTGTTACATGTTTTTCGAGGAGGAGGGTAGAAGAGGTTTTAAATCTATGTACGGTGTTACCGACGATTGGAACAGAAGGGCGTCGTTATTGTATTATCGATTAGGTTGGAAAACGTACAATTTTATAAAATAATTAATTATGAATAAGTTAGATGCACAGTACCAAGGACTATTAGATGATATATTAAATTTCGGGGTAAAGAAGAATGATCGTACAGGGACAGGTACGTTGTCTGTATTTGGTAGACAGATAAGACATAAAATGAGTGATGGATTTCCCCTACTCACAACTAAAAAAATGGCAATCAAATCTGTCATGACCGAATTAAAATGGTTTTTAAAAGGAGATACCAATATCAAATACTTAGTGGACAATGGTTGTAAAATTTGGAATGGTGATGCATATAAAAATTACTTAAACATTTACAACTACAATTTTAAAGATGATGACACTATTGAACCCCTCACTATGGAGGAGTTTATGGAGGATTTCAATGAAGATCAAGAATTTAGAGATCAATGGGGAGATTTAGGGCCAATCTATGGGAAACAATGGAGAAGTTGGAAAGTAAAAACTACAAGAGATGAAAAGATAGCAGAACCTGGTGTTTATACCAAGGAAATAGACCAAATCGCAAATCTAATTAATGAACTTAAAACAAATCCCGATTCTCGTAGACTTATGGTTAGTGCGTGGAACGTTGGGGAGTTAGATAACATGACATTACCACCTTGTCATTATGGGTTTCAAGTATATACTCGGGTGTTAGGTTTGGACGAGAGAATTGATTACATGAATAAAGGTAAGATATCTAAATCTTCGGATTACTTCCACGAACATTTAGATTCTATGGGAATACCTAAACGATCACTATCTCTTATGTGGAGTCAGAGAAGTGTAGATACATTTTTAGGTCTTCCGTTTAATATTGCATCGTATGGTATGTTGTTGTCGTTGTTATCTGAAGAAGTTGGTATGATACCTGGTGAGTTGATAGGAAATTTAGGTGATGTACATTTATACTCAAACCACATTGAACAGGCTAAAACACAACTTGGTAGAGAACCTAAACCACATTTACCAAAATTAAAAATTATAAGTTCAGATATATTGAATGGTGAATTTGATTATGAAATCTTACACTACCATTCTCACCCACCCATTAAGGCACCAATAAGTAATTAAGATGGACCCCAACGAAAAGGAGGATACTGACTTAGATAATACGGATTACGATGGGTTTACCGTACCCGAAACAACAGAATACAACGATGACGAATACGACTATTGAAAGTATGGAATTAATATCTACCCACCCAGTAAAGAAATCTGATTTAGGTTTTCACGGAAATCTATTTGGTGGTAAACTTCTTGCATGGGTTGATGCTGCGGGAGCCGCGTTTGCAACTCAGGTTTGTGACACACCAAGAATGGTTACCGTGTTAATTGAGGAGTGTCTATTTAAAAAACCAGCGAGAGAAGGTCACTTATTAAAAATATATGGTTGTGTTAATACAATCGGAGTAACATCAGTTACGTTACAATTAGAAGCGAGGGCACATAATGTATATTCAGGAAATCAATCGGTAATTTTATCGACAAAAATTAAATTTGTGAGGATTGATGAGAATAATGAATCAATACCAATTACAGAAAGAGTTAAAAATAAATATAAAATAGATTAAAAGAATGGAAGTACGAACCGCCGAATGTGTCTCACCTGGACACCCCGATAAATTATGTGATAGAATATCAGACAACCTATTAGACCTTTACTTAGTGGGTGACCCT